ATTCATTGTTTCAGAAAGTATGGAAGAAAAGTTATTCTTTGATGCTTGGATGGAATATATCAATCCGTCTTACAAGTTTGACTTTAGATACAAATCAGATTACATATCAACACTACAAGTTAATCAGTACGACCAGCAGAATAAAAAAATATATTCTGTTAATTTGATTGATGCATTTCCTATTTCAGTAAATCAATTAGATTTGGATTGGTCATCAGATGCGTACCATAAATTAACCGTGGTGTTTGCTTACACATACTGGCAAAACAATTCAATTCAAGCATTGGGTTCCAGTTTGTTGCAATCTATTACATCGGAAATTGCTGCCGGAGTTAATGATTTTACAACACAAATTCCAAATAGAGCTGATTTGACAAATGTTTTTAGAGATAGAAATAGTTTGAATGGCAGCCAAGCTAACAGAGATTTTGATTAATTTTTAATATGGAGTGAAAATAAAATGGCTTTACCAAAAATTGATGCACCAGTGTATGAAATAGATTTACCATTATCCAAGAAACACATTCGATTTAGACCGTTTTTGGTTAAAGAACAACGTAACTTAATGATGGCTTTGGAATCAGACGATAGACAAACTATTGAAAAAAATATTCGTCAAGTGTTACACAATTGTACTTTGACTGAAAATGTTGATATTGATTCGTTACCAATTATTGATGTTGAGTTTTATTTCTTAAATTTGAGAGCCCGTTCTGTTGGTGAAATTGTAGAAAGCAACTATCGTTGTGAGAACATGGTTCAATTAGAGGATCGCACAGACCCAACACCATGTGGTAATTCTATGAAAACCAAAATTAATCTTTTGGATATTCAAGTTGAGATGGGGGCCACAAAAGAGATTATTAATTTAACCAACACAATTAGTATCAAATTAAAGTATCCAGAGTTCTCTGTGTTGGAATCGGTTGCAAAAACCAATAATGTAACTGATATGGCATTTGATATGATTATTAATAGTATCGAACATATCTATGATGGCCAACAATACTATTATGCCAAAGAGAGTACCAAAAAAGAATTGAATGATTTTTTGGAATCATTGAATCAGGAACAGTTTGCACAGATTGAACAATTTTTTGAGAATTTGCCAAAGTTAAACAAAAAGATTGAAATGAAGTGTGGCAAGTGTGGTTATGACCATTCCATTGAAGTCGAAGGCTTAGACAGTTTTTTCGACTAACATTTCGTTATGACAATCTGAAGAATTACTACACTACTAATTTTAGTTTGATGCAACACCACAAATATAGTCTTACGGAACTTGAAAATATGATTCCGTGGGAAAGAGATATTTACGTTACTATGCTTATACAATATATTGAACAAGAAAACGAAAAAATTAAGCAAAGACAAAAAGGTAAATGAAAAAGAGTAGCGAAGAACTATTACAAGAACTTCAAGAAGTGGATGCTTTAATTGCACAAAAGCGACCACTTACTGGTACAGACCGTCAGCGCCTTAAAGAAATACGAGAAAGAGGTTTTCTTGCCAACATCAGAAATGGTGCGATAGAGGGCAAACCTCTTAAACAAACTATATCAGAAAATTTCAAAGCCAAAGTAGTTGGCATCAAAGAAAAATTCAATCCATTAAACATCGCTAAATCGCTTGTTGGTAAAACAGGCGCATCTTTACTTGGCAAAACATTTGGTGCCAATAAAGATACTATGAAGTATTTCTTAGGCGATAAAAAATCTTCAATGTCTTTATCATCCGGTGGAAAAATTGGTAGTATCGATACGGCATTTTACACCACGGTAACATCTGGACAAAGAGAAGGTCTCCGTAAAGGTAACTCTGTAGCCGATGTGGCAGGCAAACTGTTTAATTTAGTAAAAACTCATAATGAAAAAAATAAACTTAATTATGAATTAGAAAAAAACTTTGAGCAAGAATTACATGAAGAAGAAGAAAGACGCCACAAACAATTAATTGAACAAATTAAAAAAAGTCAAACTACAAAATTAGGTAAAATTAAAATTAAAAAAGAACCTAAGGTTTCTCCTAAAAAAGAAACAGTAGATAAAATACCAAAAGAAGAAACTAAACCAGCAACAAGTACCAAAGAAACACCTACAATTCAAACACCAAGCACATCAGCATCTAAATCTGGACCACTTAGTGCTGGTAGTTTAGCAGTAGGTGGTGCAGTTGCTGCTGGTGGTAGTATGGCTCTTATTATTAAAGAGGAAGGTTTTGCTAAGAAAGCCTATCCTGATGGTGGAAAAATTTCAATTGGTTATGGTCACCAAATTAAAGATGATGAATACAAACAAGGTTTTATACAAGCGGGTGACGAACAAATTCCAATTTTGGGTAATAAAGGAATAGACACTATCATTACTAAAGAGCAGGCACAAAAATTATTAAAAATGGATATGCCAAAGTATGAAGGACAAGCAAAAAAAGATTTAGGTGATTCTACTTGGAGTAAACTTAATGATAATCAAAAAGCTGCACTAACTAGTTACGCCTATAATGTAGGATCTTTAAAAGGTTTAAAAGGTTTGAAAACCGCAATCGATTCGGGAGATACAAATAAAGCTTCAGAAATTATTAGAAATGGTATTGCTACCGAACAAGGCAGGCCTCATCCTGTATTAAAAGCCAGACGAGCCCGTGAAGCGGATTTATTTCTTTCCAACTCACCTATATCAACAGTAGCACCAATTCCACAAAGTGGTGCCGTATTGAACAACCAATCAGTTCAAAACAAAGATTTAAAAGGCACATCCAAACCAAACAACATTGTTCTAAATACTAGCCAAACAATAAACAATGTGGGTGCAGGACCCTCCACACAAGTATTACATACAGGCAGCGATTTAGATTTACCACTTTTTATGGGTGCATAACATGGCCATTAATTCATATCAACAAGCTTCTAGAGTAAACAAAAAATCATTAGGTGAACTCATTCGTGAGAAAGCTAGTAGTGGAGAATTTGGCGCAATGAAATCGATTACTGGTGCCATATCAGATAAAATGGCCGCCAGAAGTAAGGGATTCAAAGAAAAATTTGATTACTTAAACATTGTTAGAATGTTAATGGGTAATACAATGTCATCGATAGTTGGTAGTGCAACTGGCCGCAAAAGAGAAGATATTGAATATTTTGCCAACAAAGGTGTGAAAAATAAACAAGGCCGAGCGAATCAAATTAATGAAAGAACTAGTGGTAGTAAACTAAGCAGTATTGAACCGGCTTTATACACCAATGTTTCAGATGGCCAAAAACAAAAACTGAGAAAAGGTGATGGTGTTGCTGATGTGTTGGCAAGGTTATACAACCTAATGAAGGCTGAGTACATTGCTGAAAGCAAAAAACTTAAAATTGAAAAAAACTTTAAAAAAGAAAAAGATAGAGAAAAAGAAAAATGGCATAAAGAACTATTGGATGCTTTATCTAAACGAGGTGGTACAGCAACCCCAATAAAAGAACAAAAAGAAGGATTTAACCTTTTAGATTTTATTGGTAATATATTTAAAAATGTGGCCGCAATGGTTGAAAAAGTTATAACTTCTATTGCAGAAGCACTTTGGGGTGCTATCAAATTTCTTACTAATGGTTTAGCTACTGTTGCTGGAATGTTAGGTCTTAAAAAACTGGCTGAAAAAGCAATAGGTCAACTTGGCCAAAAAGGTAAAGAAGTACAAAAACCTAAAAAAGGAACAGAAAAATTTACCAAAGAACAAGAAAAAGCTTTAGATAAAGAATACGGTAAAAAAGTTGAAAAGGCCACCGAAAAAGAAATAGAGAAAAAAACCGAGAAAGCCGGTGTTAAGGGTGCCGCTAAGTCCGCTGGCAAATCCATACTTAAAAAACTTCCTTTTGGATTAGGTCTTGGTGCCGCAGGATACTTTGCTTATGATAGATTAAAAGAAGGTGATGTTGTTGGTGCTGGTTTAGAACTTGCTGAAGGTGCAGCTGCAATAGTACCATTTGTTGGCACTGCATTATCTACTGCTATTGGTGCGGTAAGCATGGGTAGAGATATATCTAAGTCTACCTCGCCAGAATCTAGTCAATCACAGTCAGTTCCAACCGCAACACCCGAGGCACCACAAGCCAATCCTATTACCAGCAGAGTACAATCAGCGATTGATGAAAATGTTAATTTAGAAAATGCTGAGTTTGCTGGTATGCATAATGTTGTGGTAGATGCTTCTACGAAAGTCAATAGTGTTGGTGCTGGAGGCCGAGGCGTACTACTTGATACAACGGTAAATGTTCGTACTGATGACCCCACACTTCAAAAAATTCTTAAACAAAATCTTAGACCGACTTAACCAATAAAAAACCCCGCCGTAGCGGGGTTCGTACACACATGGGAAAACTTAATCTTCTTCTGCCAACTTGGCAAAATAAGACATATCATCATCATCTTCATGAATCTTTGGTTCAACTGACTTAGGAGCAGTACGAACTTGCTCTTTAATAGTTTCTACGGTTGTCTTTGGTGCAACTACTTCACCATTCAAACCAAGAACTTTGTCAAGGCGTTGCTTCAACTCATCATAAGATTTAAACTCTTTACCAGCAGTCAATTCATTCAAAGAGAACTCTGACTTCCAGATTTTCTCTAATGCTGCATCATCATCTAATAGAGCAGTTGGTGAATCAAACTCTGACTTATCATAGTTCTGATAACCTTCTACCTTACGAATCTTCAACTTGAAGTTAGCACCTTTCCACATATCAAATGGATTGATTGGTGATTCATCTTCAAACTGTGGATTCATTGCTTCAGTAATCTTATCAAAGATTTTCTTACCAAAGCGGAACAATTTCACTTTGCCTTCATTTTCTGGATGTTTAGGATCCGAAACGATATACACATTGGCAACATAATTTAACTTACGTTTCTGTTTGCGAACAACATCTTTATTCGCTTCAATGCCAGAATTCCATAATGTAGAATTGTGTTCACATACTGGACATTGTTGATTCTTTGTGGTCAAACAATTATCAATTAACCAACCACCAGGTCCTTGAAAACCATGGGAGAAGATTTTAACCCAAGGCAGACCATCTTCACCATCGGCTTCAGATGCTGGTAAGAAACGGATAGTGGCCATGCCATTACCTGCTTTATCAACTTCTGGTTTCCAATAGTTATCGGACTTTTCAGAACCTTCGGATGTTTGGGAGAGTGCCTCAACTGCTTTAGCAAGTTTGTCGAGGTTGCCGGATTGGCGTTTTAGATTTGCGAAACTCATAGTATTACCTTTCGTATTAACGGAGTATAAACGGAATATATCAAATTACTTCTCATAATCAACTGCTAGTATATCATAGTATTTAGGCGTTTGTCAAATGTACATATGCAATATTGCCATAGTACTGTGCCAGTCTTTATGTAGAATACCAATACCACCTTTTGCTGTCCATTGAGTGATGTTTATTTCAGTATCATCAATAAGAATGCAATCTGGTTCTGCATAGTTCTGTTTCAACCTTTTACCTGGTACTATAATAGGGTAAAACGTAATGCCGTGTTTTTCCAACCACAACATTTTTTGTTTAGAAACATCATCATGGCGTTTTTCGCTTGACGATGAGGTAAGCATCTGAGTAAGTACATTGGATTTTCTCAAATATTCCAAACCTTCTGCTGCGCCTGGCATTAAATCTAGGCTAGCAAACTGTTGTGTAGCAATAAACTCACTAAAAAACTTATCAAATTGTTTGTGTTTCTCTGCATCTTTTGGTGCCATGTTATAGAGTTCTCTATATCGCTTATCAAAATCAGCAATAACTCCATCCATGTCCAAATAAACACATTTAATGTTAGGCCTGTTCATGTATCTTTTTCTTTAAAATATGTAAAAACTTTTCTTTATCGTATTGTATAAATGGTGTATATCTTTGTATTAATCGTTTGTGTGTTGGCCAAATAATATCTTCGGTGATTTGTTTTTCCCATCTTGGCATACAACCCACCAAATCAACCAATATACAAACTGATTCCAACGATACCTGATTCTTCATCAATTTTGTGATAATCATTGGCCATCCGCCATCGATGGGCTTTAGTATATCATCACGGTTAACAAATTCAGCACCATCTACCAAATCAAACAAATACATTATATCATTCTCAAAGGTATAAGTCAAGCTTTGTTGCCGTTTTTGCCACTTGGCATAGTTCTCATCACCATCTTGTAGTAATTCACCAACCCAATCACCTTTACCTTCTATGAAGTTTGCCACATAGAATGATTTCAATTCTTCCAAATCATACTTGCGAGATAACTTGTAGAATTGGTATTTGGATTTATTTGTGGTAAACGACTGCTTTGATACATTGGTCTTGCCGCTGTATTTAAAGTAGTTGTATGAATCGGAAGTAAAATGAAGCTTCAAGGCATTCCATAATGCGTATGCTTCAAAACCGGTATTCTCGGTCATATTGGTAGCTTAGAAGTTTTCTTTAGTAGATTTAAGTCTTGTGCTTCCAATTTAATCTTAGCCTTTAATGCGGCAGAGATTAATGTGGCAGACACCTCGATTTCTAAACCACTTTCTTTACAATGATGGCATATTGCATCCATCAAGGTCAATTTTTCTGTCTTAGCAACCTGTTCAATCAAATCACTAAAATGTTTTATTTCATCTTTAGTAGGCATTATGTTATACTTTCAATTATTAGTTTCTTGCATAGAATACATGGTTACCTATCTTGGCCACTACTCGGTTTTTCCAACCAGGATTTACATATACTGCATGATAGAATTGTGCATTTGTGCTTGCTATTTTATCATGTAATATTGGTTCTGTCAATGCTTTGCGTGCTACTATTTCCGATTCTTCCCAAGCGTATTTGTTTCTTACTGCCAAATTCTTTAAACAAGTCCAACTAAATTGGCAGGTACCTAATGTTCTTTGGTATACCACACCACAAATGGTAGATGGAAATCTAGAATCATTAACACGATTGATGGTAACTTGTGCTACTGCCAGTTTGCCTTCGTAAGATTCTCCGGCTGCCTCAAAGTAAATATTTTTAGCTAAGCAGTCTAATTGTTTGTTGAAGTCCTCATTGACTTCTTGTTTGATATTATTATCCTTAATTTCTTGTGAAATAGAAGGTATTGAAATTAGTAGTGAGGCGGCCAAAATTCCGACCAGCACTTGTTTAATGTGATGAAACATTATATCTCCTTGTTAAGGCCGACCTGGCGAACCAGGTCGAACATCTCCAATTACGAATTTGATTTCGATTTTATTTTAACTTCAGGTTGTGGAGGGGTTTGAGAAACGAATAGATTGAGGGCTTCCGCCTTCTTAACTATGTCTGTTTCTGTGGGGAATGGTGGCAACTCGGGGATATCAGGTGACTCTAAACCGGCAATCTTTGCTGCCTCGACCTGTGTGTGCCATTGTTCTAGTTTAGCGCTTCTGTTGTATGAATACTCATCAGATACTAAACCTTGCGCCATCTTTAATAATTCTAGGCGAATTTCATAGGGTGTCATATTGTTACTCCTTGTGTGTGTTTATGTGTATTACCAGCGGTTTGTGTGTTGCTGGTGTTTTATTTATCCAGGTGATTCTGTTGCTAAGTTCACCTGGCGAAACTCCGCTTACCTATCAGGCAGCAAGTGCATACTTATTATCGTTTGCGTTTAATTTAAATAGTTTTTACGGCTTCTCTGCCGATTCTCCATTGTTCTAATTATTGCCATGTCGAATCTAGGCACCCCCATCAGAAGTATATTGCCACAACTATATTGTGTGTTTGCTACCGATAACTCGGTTCGTCAATATACTTTTGGTGGAGGTGGTGGGAATCGCACCCACGTCCACAACAACGTTCAAACAACTTCTACGAATTACTTTACCGCTTCGGTATGTTTATGCTTAAGGCTTTTCTTTAACAATTTAAACCATAGTTTTTTAATCAATGGCGTATCATGCTTAATTTCAGCCTCATATAAATTTTTAATTAACTCTTTAACTTTCATTTTCCGACTCACCACTTATTTTAACGAAATAAGAAACTATTGTAACATAAAACTATTTAGATGTCAACCATCGTTGGCATTATTACCGTTTTATTGGCACCAACCGACCTTAGCTCCACCATAGTATTCCCGTGCATATCCTTGTTGGATCAACATGGAACGCAACGATTTACCATCTAACAATACATCACCTAGGACACGACCACCATACTTGTCCCAATCCATTAATACCACTTGGCGAGTTTTGGCTGCATTGATAGTGCTTTTGGTAAATGCCGTGGCCGCTTGACCTCTTTCATTTTCAGAGGGACATTGCGCACGATGGCCTTTTTCTGGAGTGTCCACACCAAATACACGAATTGATAATTCTTTCTTTAATGGATCTGGTAACCATAGTGCTTGAAATGCCACAGTATCACCATCAATAACTCTGGTAATGGTTGCAGTATATGTTACGCCTTCTTTTTGTTTCTGTGCAAATACTGTTGTTGAAGTAACCAATAATAATGCAATCAAAATGTTTTTCATCTTTGTTCCTTGTAAAATTTAATCGCCTTCACCAAACCAGGAATATGGTCTTGTGTCCGTTGTTTAAATAACAACGGTTGTTCATTTTCTACCGCCATTATAATTACAAGATTATTTATAGGTGTACCAATCATTTCTTCATACATCAAAGCGTATGCAGCTGTTTGCCAATAGTAATCTTCAATGTTTGCGCTTGATTTAATCTTCTTGGATGTTTTAAAATCAATTACAGATAGTTCACCATCGAATTCACCAATACAGTCTACACGACCTGCCATTTCTAATTGTTTGGACCATAAGGCACACTCTTGGTAATGAATATTGTCGATTCGATTAAGTAATGGTTTCAATGATACAAACATTTCTTTGGCATCAGGCATAATATCACCCAATGATTCATTATTGAGATATCGTTCACAGAGTGTGTGAACATTGGTACCACGACTAGTTGCCTTCTTTGATACACGATTGGCTTCTTCTTCACCAACTCTCTTACGCCACTCCATAATGGCCTTTTTCTTTTGGGCACCAAGCACAGTAGTTACAGAAGGTAATTTGGTACCATCTTCTAGTGTATAGTAACGCTTTCCATCAGGAAAGGTTTCAGATTTTAAGTCAGCAAGGACTTTTGGTGGACAATAATTAAACATAATCTATATCGAATACAAATACATTACGAGGCAAATCACTATTATGGACACTAACAGCATGATATACTTCTGGTGAATGTATTACTAATTCTCCTTGTTTTGGTTTCAAATGGTATCTATCAAATTCATCATACTCATGTATATATGTGTCTGGTTTACCATTGCGTATAAAAACTAAATCTGAACTGCCTTCTGGTACATCAACATAAAAAATTCCAACGGCATCTGGTCTAAAATTCTCTGGTGAGTATTGGGTCATTTCAGACATATACTCATCCAGTTTAACATGATTATGGCATAATCCTTGGCCATCACGAAATAGTCTATTTGCCCAACTTCTTTTATAATACACCGATTTTACTTCTTTGTCAACACCTAATTGTTTGTGTACCAAAAGAAATTGTTCTGTAATCCAATTGGTTAAGTTTGAAGCACCAGGTAAGTGAATTAAATCTAAGTATGACTGACCAACAGAAGTTAAACCGTTACCCTTATGTGAATCGCCTTTGTCATTTCGTTTTCTGTTTTTCACCGTAGGCATATTCAAAACGTGGTCAACACTTTTTGTTAAATCTTCATTACGATAAAGTTCTTCATTTTGACATTGTATTCTTACGATTGTACTATCAAAAACATTTTCAATAATCATTATGTATTTTTAAGTTCCTCAATATAATCATTATGGTGAAACATAAAACTACTTTCTAACTCAAATAATTCGGTCAAATCATTTTCAGTTTTTGTAAAATCTTTAAAATCTCGGTTTAATATTTTTTTAGCCATCTCAGAACTATAATACTTTATACCAGATCCAACTTGTAACCAACTACTTTCTGAAAACATTGGTATATGTTTTATGCTTGGATTGATTCTGTTTGTTTCCAAATCATTTAGATAGGTTAAATTGTGTTTTTCAATTATATTATCTTTTATTATTAAATTTAAATCTTCAATAAATGGTAGAATTTTATTTTTTGTAGAAAAATTTATCCAAAATTCACTATCGTTTCTCTTTGTTTTATAGTGGAAGTGTATAAAATTTAAAACATCTAAATTTGTCCGTTTCATAGAATCATTAAAGTCTTTAATTATATTTAAGTCTTTTTCTAATATTTTTTCTTTGTTGTTTCCCCAACTCTTTAACATTAGAATAGTTACCCATATGCTTGTTGCTTCTAGAGGTTCAACAAAGCTCGAACTTAAACCCATAGCAACACAATTTTTTACACAAACCTCCTCAAAACAACCGGGATCAAAATTAAATGCTCTTGGGCTTGTTATTTTGTGGCCAAAATATTCTTCTAATTCTTTAATAATATCTTCATCTGAAACAAAATTAGAATCGAAAACATAACCACACCCATGACGACCTTGCACGGGAATTTTCCACACCCATCCATGTTTCATTGCAATTGATTCTGTATATGGTGGCAATTCTTCGCCATCATTATCAATGAAAAAAGGAAGTGCTCGGTTCAATGGTAAATGCTCTTTGTATGATTTCCATTTAGAACCATAATGTTGACCAATAATTAATCTTTTAAATCCTGTGCAATCGAACACAAAATCGGTTGTCATTAATCCTTGTGATTTTAAATCAAAACTTTTAATAAAACCTTCAGAATCATTATTAATAGAAATTACTTCATCATCAATTAATTTAATATTTCTTTTTAGACCAACGGACTGTAAATGTTTTGCCAATAGATTGGCATCAAAATGTAACGCATATGCTCCGTATGATTCGTAATTTTCTTTGTGTATTTTTACTTGATTTTTTTCTGAAATATATGATGTTAGATTGATATCATTGAATGAATCGCCAGATGAAATCTTATTCAAGTAGTATGGTTTAAAATCGGCATTTGCTCGCTCATCGGTATTCTTAAAGTAATCTTGAAACCCGTGATAATAATGGCTACCATCTCCATTCCAATTAGTAAATTTAATACCGTTTTTAAATGTACCTTTGGCGTTTTTAATGATATCAGAGATTGGAATATTCATTTCGTTCATCAGTTCAACGAATTGTGGTGTAGTACCTTCGCCTGCACCCAATATTCCTATCTCACTACTTGCAACTACAACCACTTCATCTTTTGGACAAATATGTCTAACATAAAGAGCTGTTAACCATCCTGCCGTACCTCCACCAATAATTGTATATTTCATAGTGGTAAAATGTTGGTGTGTTCTTCTAAAGTTTTTGGCATAGTATTATTATAATATTCTTTTATTTTTTCAACTATATTGGGGTGTTGTTCAACATCTTCACAAACTTCAATTGGAAATGTACCTGAATATTTTGTAAAGATATTTGTATCGTTTGAATGTTTCATATCACAATTAATAACAATATAATTTGAGATACTATTGTTATATAACTTAATATTTTCCACAAACTCAAATTCATTAATTTTTTCCAACAATTGAGCTTGTATCACACTAATTTCCGTTATGGCTGTGGCCTTATGAATTTGTTCAATGATATCGGTCTCTGGATTTAAATAATAAAAAGAATCCAAATAATCGGTATTGATACACAATGTACAATCATTATCTGTACAAGACTTTCTATCAAAATAACCTTCCATCAACATATCAATTTGACTTTTATTTTGTATAACTTCTTGTGGAAGAGGTTCTGAACAAAATATTTTTGGTATAACCAATTCAATAAAATGTTCATTTTTAAATAACTTAAACATAAAACACTCAACACCACCAATCAATTGTTTGTATTCAATTGGATTATTATAAATCTCAACACTAGTGATATTTACCATACTATCAAAAAAATCAATTTTTTCTTGTAAATTTGGTGTTATTGTTACCGACATTTATACCTCTACTCTAGATTTTCCATAAATTTCCACATCATTCAATTCACCAATTTTTTCTGCAACAACTTTAATTGGTATAATTTTTCTTGTGGGTTTTTCTTCATGTTTATATACTGTTCCAAAAATATCTTGGCGTGATAAAGGTAAACCTTCACCTTTAATCGTAACAGGAATATAACCACCTGTTATTTTTTCTAATGCCAAAGCAAATAAACTAATGGCATCCGAATAAGCATTATCACAAGTTACATCCCAATGTTTTCCGTCCAAATACATACAAGAACCTTTACAGATATGTAGAACTGGACAATCCGAACAACTCACACGATTCATCCAATGTGTGGCAGATGTTAAGCTAACATTATCATAATCATCTAGATTACCACCATAATGTGGTTCACCATTCTTACTATTCTCAACGATAGAAACGTTCTGACAAGTTACAATATTACCTTTTAAATCAAGTGCAACTGTTGTTGGTTCTTCCATACCACACTTTTGGCCAACATATTTGTTTTCAACATGAGCCAATGTGCCTTTAATAAAATTATCAATTTTGGTAAAGACCATACCAAAATTAATACTGCCTTGGGAGGCGTAAATATCGCCAAAAGATTTTCTTCTGTAATTAAAGTGTTCGTCTAATGTAATTAATGAATTATTTACTGCTGCATCATCATACGCATCAATGAATCCACCTTCACCAATTGGAACTGATGGATCACCAGTCAACTCAGCAAAGAAATCATAAATTGCTTTACGGTCAATATTTTTATTATTCAACATGGCATTAAAACTAATTCTGCCTTGTGGCCTCATGATGTTATAAAACTCCAAGATAATCTTTTTCTTCTCAGCGTCATCAAACGGATCAGGACCACGAACATATTGGCCAGGACCATCGTGACTGATGCCAACACTAAATCCCATGTAGTAGATCCAAGAACAAATCTCTCTTGTTAATAGTGATCCATTGGTTACCATACTGAAATTAACTTTCTTTTTCCAATGGCTATATCTTTCAGCAAAAGCTTCGGCCAAAGGTTTTAAAGTTTTCCAATATACTAATGGTTCGCCACCCCAAAATTCTACTCTTAAACCAGATTCTTCAGTAATGTTTAATGCGTCCAGTTTACGCATAAATTCTTCAATATCTTTTTTGCTTGTTTCTGGTGGCCTTTCAACAAATCTTTGACTGCAATAGTCACAGGTGTAATTGCAAGATAAACCTAATTGAATTTTAATCAAATCAATATTTTTTGATTTTTTAAGTGGATTTTCTTTCGAAAAAGGTACAGTTTCTTTTAGATTAGGTTTTTTTATTTCTGGATATTCATAAACAAAACCAGTTTCATCTTTCAAAATTGAATTTACATTATCATAGTAAAACTTCTTACCATCAGTAGAATTTTTTTCAGCATATATTTCAAATATCATAATAATCCTTTTTTATTTACCAACAAGCACAAGCACAAATCCAACAAGCACACGCACAGTTAAAACTTACGGTGGAGGTGGTGCAATTATAAGACGGAGCGTTTTGTGTACAATTATATGAACAAGCACAATTACAATTATTTTGCAAAAATGGTTGGCTATCACAGTTTGCACAATTAATTGCATTACAATTTGAACAATTCGAACAATCTGATGGACCTGCAATTAAGCAATTGCTACAATTTGTGTCCCCACAATTACAGTTACTTGTACAATTACCGTTTGGACCGCCAGATTCAGAGCAATTACCATTGTTACAATTACCTTCATTGTTGCTTTGATAATATGCCTTACTGTAAAAGGCCGCCATATTAGGAGATGCTGGCGCCGATTTCAATAACCCATTCAAAAAGTTTAAAGATGAGGAAAAAGTAGGCGCTTGGCCAATTTCCGTATTGATATTGGATATGGTTATGGGTCCCGAGGCTGGTAATGTCATTTACAATTCCTTAAATTAATGAGGTATTTATCTACTAATATTTGATACTGATCCATTATGTATATTTGTAGTAATACTAATCCTTTTGTCATCCGACATATTTTTCTCAACCTCATGTAAAACATATGCCGGAAATAACACCAATTTACCCTCTTTCGGCTTAACTCTTTTGTATTTAATGCCACGAATACCACCATCTTCCAACCATTCCCAATTTACACCACCTCTAGGGTCAACCAATAACAAATCACCACAATCGGCCGGAGATTTAACATAGTAAGTACAGGTTAATAATGAACCTCCATGGTCATGTAGTGGGTTACCCACACCTTTAAGATTTTCATTAATCCAGCCAAACATAATACATGGATTGTAAGGGTAAAAGTCTGGAAAGTATTCAGTTACCGTGTTATCCAAAGATTCAAATATTTTATCTTTTAAAATATTCAAGCACGGAGTTGAATATTCCCATAGGTTAGTGCGTGAATTTTTTGGTATCGTACCATTCAATTCTTCCAATAATTTATCATTAAAAAGATAGTTTAAACCAGTGTCTATTTCCCAAACGGGAGTTGACCACCACTCATGTTTCGTAATCATAATGTTTTTCTTTCACACGATTCAAATTTTTCATATCAATATTAATTTCATTAATGAAAAAATTAAGGCTTAATCTACAATCATCAATGCTTTGGCCAAAACCAAAATTGGGAGAATGAAAATAATCTCCACGATACAATATCATTTTATTGAATTCATAACTAATGTTGGTTTCTTCACCATTTCTGTATATTTTTGTTCCATGATTATTAAATTTATCCACAAAGTTTTCATTTAAATAAATTAAACCAGAATATAAAGAGGTGTCTTTGTGTACCCAAGAATTATTTGGTATATGGGTATCAAATAAACAATGAAACAAACATATGGATTGTAATTTAATTTTGGACGGTACGCTGTCTTTAAAGAGTTTGGATACTATCTTATTATTTAATTCATAACACAATTCTTCACTTAATATATCAGAAATGTGTAATGTTCTTATACCACTATAACCAAACTTTGGATTGGTCATCGATGGGTTATCTTTTGTTAGATAATATTTTTGTTTTTTGGCCAATTCAACAATTTTGTGTGGGTCATCAAAGAAATTGTTGACACATAATATATCGGGTATCATTTATTCTCTATACCTAAATTGTGGTTCTTTACGGTTTTCAAACTCTTTTACTTGTTTGACATATTCAATTAGTTCTTGCTTTACTCTGTCCTTGTTTTGATATTCGTAATACAGCCGCTGTTGTTTGGACATTCCTCTTTTTTTGCTCATTGTAATCCCCATTGTTATTGTTATCGGATAGGTTTTGAGCTTTTACTACGGGGGCAATTTTGTTATCAAATTTGACTCCTTTGTAGGTGAGTAAAACAGGAAGATTATTGATTACCATTCTCTAGGTGTCTTTGTTTTATGACCACCCATTGTATTACCAGGAATAGTTTCTTTCATACGGTTGATAACATACTTCTCAAACGCCGATTCTGGTTTACCAATACCTGGTACAGACAAACGGTTACCATCGGAGTACACAGGAAAGTTTTCAAGAAAGATATGCTGTTCTAGTTGGGGATTGTCGACCTTGAATTGGTCCAACACGGTATAGGACATACGGTGTTCTTCACGTTCATTTGTTTCTTTATTTACAAAGGTGTAGGTCGGCATACTGGCAAATCCTTCATTCTCATATTAATCAACCATTTTGGTACTGGCCTACTATTTATCTTACCTTTCCATGACCACAAATGACCTTTGCTCATATTGTAATAGTTATGGTAAGATTGTAATGAATTGCCTGGTACTTTACATTCATCAGGCATAGCAGGTGTAGGACCAGTAAACGGTTTATGTGGAATATTTGTAGGCAGTACCGCAAGGTCTGGTATTAATCGAGCACAAGCATGAGTTTTGCCATAACGATAGGTGAATTCTTTTAGTAGTTCGCACCACATATTGTATAACCATACATAGTTCTTATCAGATTGGCGTAACCATATGGCGGATGGGTGGTTCATCATTGTAGGCTTCATGAGGCGTTCTTCACGACCATCAGGTAGTCGCCATGCCTTGATTGAACGGTTATTGGCAGAAAGTCTACGGTATTCTTCACCGTCAAGTACACGATGTGTTGTGGAAAGCAACTGAGCATACTCAATTACCATTTTGCAAACGTGCTTATCAACGTGCATTTGAGCACACTTCACAGGATCATTATCTAGATAAAATATATTCACTTCTTCACCTTATTAATAGTTGCAGTAGATGTTTTTTCATCTATTGTCATATAACCTTCACAAGCAATATTCCAGTCATCACCAAATTCATTGCCGGATCGTTCTGATTGTGATGGCACATTAATCTTTACATTTTTAAAAATAAACTCATCACCATTTTCAAATACACGCCACGCATGGTCTTTACCGCCACGACCTGGTTGGCCTTTTGATTTGTTAAAACGAATATGATATTTGTTCATGCGTTTGTTATGGCCAAATTAAAATGAATTAATCTTAATGGTTGTTTACTTGGATTTCTTTGAATGGTGTGTGGCAACCAAGAATTAGTTAGAATCATCAAACCAGGTTCAGGCGTATAGTTTATCATGTTGCTTGCAATCGTTGCTTGAGTAATATCCATTTCAGGTAAATTGGCATAAACTTTAGCAGGTCTTGGATCATGAAACACAACTCTCGGTCCATCTTTTGGGGTATCAAGGAAATAAAATCCAGATATTTGATTACCCATGCCGTGAATGTGTTCTTCGTGGCCAGAACCTGTGTGGTGTTCTTGAGCCCACATTTCAGTATATACCATTTTAAAACCGGTTACATTGTAACCTTGCGAGAGCAATACTTGATGTGCAGCACCACTCACAAAACCAACAAAGTCACTAATCCTTGGATCAGTAAACATATTGTCACCTTGAGCAATAGGAAAAGTTTTATCTAGTTTAACTTTTTTCTTTGATTCATCAAGATATAGTTTAGATACTTTTCTTAGTGTATCAAGAAACTTTGGTTCAATCAAAGAGTAGATGCTACTACAAAAATAATTGGCGCCGTAAAGTTGTACTTGCTCACTTTTTAATTCGTTGGTGTTTTCAGAAACTTCACCAACTACTTTTGCTTTTTTTACCATAATTATTCCAATATATTATAACATTCTCATTAAGCCGACAATATCAATAGTTACGAGCAGAAGATAGTTAGCCAACATACCAACTGATTTCCTAGTATAAGCAGCCCAAGCATACATGGCGCAACCAAGAATCCAAATTGGATATAATATGAGTAACGGTGGGTTGGGTACTGTAAGAGCCATTGCGAGAGCACAACCAATGCTAATTGCCCATGCCAATAACTCCACAACAAAGCGGAGTTTATTTGATTTCCAATCGTCACTTATCCAACCAAACACATTATAAAATAAATCGTTCACTTCTTGTCAAATATACTTTCGGTATACATGTCCAAGTCATCACGACCATTTGAATATTTTTTACCGAGAGGTTCACCTACAAATTCTAAATTACCTTCAAGGTGAAAACCACAACCACGTAAAAAGGTTTCAAATTCACCAATGACACTATCTAAACAGTCAGCATTAAACTCAAATGTTTTTTTGGTGACGATTGCATCAGCAAATGGCATTGGTTCATCTTCACAGATAAATGTAAACTTGCTCATAGTTTTGGAATATCCAAGTCAACTGCAATATTTTTCTTTAAAGATTTTAGACGTGCGGCAATATCTTCACTCGATACTGTCTGCATAGCAAATTGTTGGAACTGTGTATATGAATCTTCTACCTTCATAACACGGGTACCACCAACTGCGGCCGCATCATTAAAGAACAAATCACAACCACCACTCTTTAAAGGAGCAACTTCTACAATTTGATCCAAATTAATAATAACTTTACACATCTTTTCTTTCGATGTAACTTCAACAAATAATGCCATCACTCATCTCCTTGGTTTGATTGGGATTTCGTCCCACTTAATTTAGCCATCTTGGCTCGTTTTTCGGATACTTCTGCTTCAATCAACATCTTCTTCCAATGACCTCGCTTATCAGTAGGTAGGCCTGATAGGATCCTTTTGGACTCTTTACTTAGGCAAAAATCTTTATTAGTCATTACTTGATTCCTTTATCACAATCTTGAACACGAATTAAATATACTGTATTGGTGGCAGGTCTTACAAAGTAACACTCACCTTTAATATTCCAAACTAAACGGTTTTGAATACCATCTTTATATTCTTGTAATGGTGGATTCTCCACAAAGAAAGAAACACCAGCAATTATAAATGAACCAATAATTATGCCAATGAAATAACCAGCAACATTAATTGATTTGATTTTATCCAATAATTTTGTAAACATCAATAAACCCCTTATTAATTGAGTAACCTAGGCTAACACAGAATACCAATAAAGTCAACAGAAAAACGGTAAACTTTCTTGATGTTTCACGGAAATGTTCCACTTCTAACTCGAGCATATCTTTCTGTGCCTCTAACATATAATTGGAAGAATCACCCATCAATTCAATAGTTTTCTTGGCACCTTCCAATGACTTCTTGGCCTGCCAGAGATAATAATAAGGTATCATATTAGTCCCACAAATTTTTGTAATAACTACCAAATAACTTAAAGCCGTTTGCTTTACGCTTTTGATGTGCTTCTAAACCTTCACGGTCTACTTTAACTTTACTTACATATTGACCATTTTCATTCCATGGGAATTTTTCATCACCACATTCAGAATGGTCAAAGAATTGGTGTTCATCATCGTCTTTAAGTTCTTGTTCAAATGCCCAAATCATTTCATTGAGAATCCAATCCCAACGCATGAAATGCAAACTATCGGTGTCCCATTCATTCTCTTTTGGTTCTGCCATATGACTACGCAGGTGTTCTGGTACATCTTCATCATCAGTATAAGGTGCGCCGTGTTTAGTTTCATTTAATTGAACTAACATAGGGTGAATGATGTAAGCCAAGGTATGATCCATTGACCATGTATCGTATCGGTCAATCTTCACATAACGAATTTGTGGACTGATTACCTCACGAACCTTTTGTAATGCATTACAAAATGGATTCAATAGTGGTACGACCTTTTCAACCCATGCAGGATGGTCAATCCATTTTTCATCAGCAATAATTTGTTTGTTGCGTGAACACTTTGACCAATTTGTCCAAAAGAACACATAGTCAATAATGGTGTATGGTGACAACCAAGTGTCTGGATAACCATTCATGTATACTTTCATTTAAATCTCCATATATTTTAATTCAAAGTCTTTTGCTCTTTGTTCGTGCTTCACATAACCTCTTGGATTACAAACAACTCTGGTGTCACCAACCATATAATCCGATACATTGTGCATATGACCGTGAGTCCACAATTTAATCTGTGGTCTATCTAAAATAAAATCGGATAAATCAGATGCAAAGGCACCATTCATTAGTGTATCACCTTTGTAACACTCAGCAATACTAATTGGTGATGGCGCATGATGTGTTACTGCTACATAACATTTTGTCTTATCTTGTGTTACAATGTTAATGAAGTCTAACATTTTCTTATGGTCTTCCACAGAATCTTCTACTGACCACTTAGACGGCGATTGATAATGATCCACAGCTTTAACAATTAAAGTGCCATCTTCATTTCGCTCACTCTCATGGTAAACATTTCTCTTGTGTTGAACCATACGATTACTATTTGTAATCACACTAAAATCACTCATACCTTTGCCGCAATGCCACAAGGTCAATGGATCATCTTTGTTCATATCAGTCCATAATGTACCAGCAACAAAGGTCACACTATTGTGTTCCCATGTTTCTTTCTCAAGCAAATGAATGTTTGGCAAATCGGCCAATTCAGCTTTTAACCTATCGTAGGTGTTAGCAATATCAAAATTATAGTGCTCGTGATTACCCATGATATACACAACATGAGGAAATTGAAATGCACACCGCTTAAAGAAATCTTTAACCATCATTCTTTCTTTTGGCTTGTGTTTAAATTGTTTTGCTGTGCAAATATCACCACTCAAAACAAGAACGTCAGCATTTTCCTCATTCTTTAAGAAAAGGTCTCCAAATTCTAAATGGATATCTGAGGCTAATGCAATTTTCATTAATGTACCTGTGGTTTTATTTTTTCGTTTTCAACAATATCTTTAGGTGCTTCTAATAATCTAAGAAAATCATCAGTATAATTTCCTTGTTTGGCCAAGTGTGTTAATCTTGCCAGCATAACGGCAGTTAAATTTAATCCAGGCACTTCATATGTAGTCAGCCATTTAATTAAAGCATTATCAATATCTTCAGATAAATGTTCTAACATACCATCATCAATCTTTGCCATTGCCATTCTCCCGCCAATGATTTTCACAACTTGATTTGGTTGCATTTAAATTGTATTTAATACAATCTTCAATAAACTCTGCTGGCACAACATCTTCTGGTGCAATGACCGCAGGCTTTGATTCAGTAGAACTATTTCCTGATGACATGGCAAATACAGTAACGCAAAACAAAATGCCTACGCCAGTCACAACAAAACGCCAATACATACCGACCAAAAAGATTATAATGCCTGCCAAAATAGCAAACTGTAATACTCTGGTAGTAATACCAATAGAAGATAAATTCTCAAATAATTCCATGTTTAATCTCAATAAGCATCGCAACGAACATCAACGGGTACCAACACTTTGCTACCATCAACCTTTTGTGTTACATATTCGGTTGTAGGCCGCATCTTGGCACGAACACATTCTCTTGCAGCATTAATAACTTCATTTCGACCCATAACTTCAGGACCTGTATAACCTTTAATTGTGTATGTTGTACCACAAGCGGTCAACGATAACAAAGATAATACTACTAATGTTTTTTTCATCATAACTCCATAATATGGTTAATTACTTCTCTTGCTTCATGTAACTCTGATACAGCAACGGAATGGTCAATATAATCAAGTTGCGACAGTTTAATAGCCTGTTCAACTTTAAATATTTCAACAAACCTATTTGCTTCTTGTTCGGTATTAAAGAAAGCAAACGGATAACCGTTCATTCTTACGGCAATCTTATTTGTCATTTGCCTGTATCCACTTTAACTGATATAGTTTTTAATGTTTCAATGCCTTCATCTAATGCTTGTGCTAGACCACTAAATCCGATTGTAGCAACAAAGAAACCTAAAACAAATCCAATAATTACATTAATCATATATAATCTTCCTCTAATACAATATATTCAATATACAAATTATCCAATTCTTCATCGGACTTCTTCATTAATGAATCAGTAGTAAAATAACCTTTTACTGATAACATCAAAATAATATCACTTCTTGAAATAGAATCCATAAATTTTCCTAATCAACTAAAATACCATTGTAACACAACCACGGATGGTGTCAAGTGGTATGTTGTTCCTAAGCAACACAAATTAACTTACCAATACCAACATACTCCTCAATAGCGTGTTTCAACTGCTTAGGTGACGCCTTAGGTGCAATGAACACATAGTCCAACTCAGGCTTCACGACACTATCAGACAGCACCTGGTTCAAGTATAGGACTGCCTCACGAGCATCATCAAATTCTTTCATGCCTGTATTATTAAATAACTTTGGCTTGGCAATGTATTTCATTTTTTCTTCTTTTCTTTTTCTAATAATTGCTCTCGCAATGCAGCACATTCTTCATTCAACATACGATTCTCACGAACCAACGACATATGTACATCTTCAAATAATTCCCACAACTTGTTGAATCTAATTTCGTTGATTTCTTTCAGACCAAATAATACATTGGTAATCTGGTCATGGCTTAAATCACGCTCGAGAATGGCCTCAGACAAATCATAGATGTCATCAGTAACCAACCAACACTTTTGAATCTGTTGTTCAAAATCAAATCTATCACTCATTTTTTTACCTTTTTCTTTGGATTGTAAAAATCATTATTAACTGATTCTTTTAACATGGCAACCAAACCCCATTGAATCAACAATGCGAGTGCTTCTTTATCAAAGTTAATAGTAGCATCAGCCGAACCATCTTCATTTTCTTCAATTACTTCAATTTCAATTTTCATATTATATCCTCACCTCATTAAAGCATACTGCACTATTTGCTACCACTCACTGGAGTCATCCGGATTAACCAGACTATTGCGGTAGTTACTCAGGCTTTGCATTACCCATGGCTTACAATATGCTTTAATAAGGTGCCACCGACTTACGGCGCTTCACAGCGAGCTGCAATGGCATAAAACTATTAAGCCGTTACTGTTGGTTGTTGGACTACAACAGGTTTTACAGGTGATGCTTTGGTCTGTAACTGTTGATTGCTTTTGAAACGACCATTGGCATCGAACTGGTCATTATTAACCAATTGATAACCGGTAACTTTACGGCCTTGTTTGATAACTTTTACAATACCACCGTCTTTACGAATATTGTAAATGTTGGTTGATAGGCGATACAATACTGCCTCTTGGTTTGTGCCTTTGAATACATCAGCAATTTCCTGAGGTGATACTGGTTTGCCACTTAATAATACTTGGGTGATTTTCTCATGACGATTAATCTTACCCTTGCGAACTGTTAAAGCCATTGTAATACTCCTTCAAATTAAACATAATAAAAAGCTGGTTTTATTTTATAGTCAAAAACCAGCAAAAGTAGACTGCGAGTTTTACGGGGTTCATGGTACCCGAAGGATGGCAACACCCTTACCATTTTAACCATGGTATCACATCTGTGGTTAATTGGCAACCTCGGTTGTGGTAGAATTGAATGCTGTATTAGCAGGTGATTCTACCGAACTATCGACCTTAGAATACAGGTCTAAGAATGCCATTTTGGTTTCTTCGTCAAAACGATTCACACACAATGTAATGGCTTTCATTCTATCTTTAAAGATACCATATGCCTTGGCAATATGTACCAATCGGCGAGTGGAGATAATCTCATCAGTAGCACCTTCTTGGTACGATTTACGAACCACATCAGCCCATTGGCATAGGTTCTCAACAAAATCTTTATCATCAAGCAATGGTGATAGAATTTTCTTCTCAGTTTTGGCATCAGGATATTCCTGTTCTACCGTAATTGGGAATCTTTCTAAGAAAGCATCGTCAAGGATTTGGGACAGATATTTGCCTTCGTCACTACCACGACCTTTGGTGTTTGCCGTTGCGATGATAGTAAAGCCATTCTTTGGATATACCATCTCACCAGATTTCTTATTGTAGTGTGGTTTGCCTTCCATGATGCCTTGCAAACACATCAACTTATTAGAACCACGGTCTACTTCGTCAATCAACAATACTGCGCCACGCTTCATTGCAATAAGAACAGGACCATCACGATTGACCACGTTACCATTGACCAAGGTAGGACCACCAAGTAGGTCGCTCTCATCAGTTTCAACTGAAATATTAACACGAATACACTCCCTATTTAATTCAGCACACACTTGCTCGACCATCAAGGTCTTGCCGTTGCCTGACAAACCAGTAACGAATATCGGATAGAATGATTTGCTACTAATGATATTCTTCATATCTTTGTAGAAACCAAATGGTACATAATCAGGCCATTTTTGTGGCACAGCAGGTTCAGAATCATCAATCAGTTTTGGCTGACGAAACTCTAGCACTTGTGCTGTGTTGGTCTGATATGCCATTTCAACTTCAGGTTCAGGATTCTTTACAATAGTTTCAGATTTCTTTACAATCTTTTCACCTGATGGTGGTACTTTGTATTGACCACGGTCATAACGATATTGTGCCTTAGTAACCAACCAATAGGGATACGGTGCACCAGATTCATTACAAATCTGTGTAATGCCGTCACGGGTAATAATTGTTTCACTACCAAACACTTGCTCACACGCTACGATAAACTGCTTTGCATTTTTATTCATAACTACCTTTCAAAATATGGTACACCCAAGGAGAATCGAACTCTTATTCCCGCCGTGAAAGGGCGATGTCCTAACCGTTAGACGATGGGTGCATAATAACAAAATTAATCCAATAAAACCATATACGCTTCTGCGTTATTCTCAATAAACCAATTGATGCCTTTTCTTACACCATCGTAATCACCAAACAACTCACAACCTTTTAATGTGTCATACACGGCAACTTCTTCGGCTGTCAGCATAATGCCTTCGCCTGAAAATGGATTAGTAATGAACTCATCAACTTCACCAACAAATATATCTTTATACGGCAATTTCATTAGTCACCTCATTATAAAAATCAATCAATGCATCGTCTGACATTTCCAAACAACGCTCTTCAAGTAAATCACGGCATAAGCCAAGTAAGTCACGCTTTTTTAGTTTACGAATTGTTGTCATTTCTGAATCAACAATGGCATCAATAGCAGTTTTTAGTTTAATTTTTTTCATACACTCTCCAATTAAACATAACAAATACTGGTGGGTAAGGATGGATTCGAACCAACTCAGCCATAGGCAACAGATTTACAGTCTGCTGTAACTCTCCAACTTTACCGCTTACCCAATTTAATCAACCATTATACAGGTACCACATTATATGTCAAGTAATATCTGCTGGCTGTTGTGCCGAAGCAACACTTTCCGAATGCTTACATTTACCACGATAGGCATACCCGATACAATTACATTGATACTTACCAGATTCTAAGGTGACCGTATAGGTCTTGCCTGAATCGCTTTTAACTGACCAATGAGGCGTATTCTCAAGGTTAGGCACATCAAGCACCACCGTTGCGCCATATGAGTCCAATGCCTCATGTTTCACCTTGATAAACTTACGCCTACGGGTATCCATTGGTAATGGTTTATGTAATATCACCAATTCATTATTGCTCGCCTTCGCATATGCCAAAATATTGGACTTACCATCAAATAGGTAAGTATGGTTCGGCACCACAAACTCTGAATTGTCCCACTCTGTTACTTCTTTATATGCACTAATACTCATTATTCATATCCTTCAGCCCAAGTAATTTTTGGATTTTCTCTTTCATACAACTCAACCAATTCTTCCAATGACCACATAAAATCGGTCTCAAAGGTATTCAACCAGTCACTAAATCTACCCCAATCTTCAACAAGCATTGGTGATAAGCCAATTTCATCACCGTATGGTCCTAAATCTTCACCACGACAATCAATACGACCGGCAGCATAAGTCCAAAGCTCAAGGCCTCGCTCTTCATACCATTGCTTATTAATTGGTCCCATCCAGTTGGTACTATACCTCACGGGCATATTTTAATTCTTTCCAATTTGTATTCTCAGGCAGTATTTCAATTTTATAATCTGCCTTATCAATAAAGTTCGCTAACACACTGCCGCCATAACCATTGGTGCCATAACAATTCTTATGACAACGATATACCGATCCAGAGTGACCATGAAATTCATAATAGTTATCTGCCAATTCAACTTTAACAATACCGCTATTGAATTGCCACGAATCAGAGCCACCAAGTCCGCCATACCAACAAGCAAATACCTTATATAGCATTTCTTTATCGGTTGTAATCTTTACTACAAGCCATCTATCAGGCGTATAATCACTCATTAACATCTCCCGTCATCATCATCTTTCCATTGGTCGTTTTCACCAGTTTCAGTCCAAACATTCCAAATCTTGGCGTTAGGCCAACCTAATTTAATTGAATGAACTGCTTCCTCTGCTGAAATAGCGGACACTTCTTCATATTGAGGATGAACCGAATCATCCATAAATTCAACAAGATAATAATTCATTTTCTATCCTTTATTTTATTAATGGCTTCCATGGCATCAGGATATTCTTTCATCCATAAAACCAACTCATCATTCTTCACAACATCATCTAATGGGTTTTTTGGCTGTGTATTGACCACAATATTATACTTTGCCAATCTTTCCCAATCGATTTGATAATTGCTTTTATTCATCTTCACCATCATTAGTATAAACTTCTTCATAGATGGATTTAATAACTTCACCCTCATGCTCATCAGCACAATATTCTTTTACATCTTCAACTGTATATTGGCCAACATGAATAATTCTACCTGATTGAAATTCAACCATGTAAATTCTTTCAAAATCTGAATCATAACTCATGCTAATTCCTTTTCTTTACAAAATTCAGTAAACTCTTTTAGATTGCCTTTGAATACAAAATCATGTTTATCACTCATGGTGACACCAAACATATTACAACCACAATCAACCACTTCAATATACAAACCTTTACCACTATCATAGATGTGATATTCATAATCTTGACCACAATCGGTCATATCAGTAGGGTAAATGTAGAAACCACCAGGTGTTTGCTTGAAATAAGCAACCATCGATGCTGCTAAACAACTCATACCATTAAAAACAACTTCTTCAACAGTTTTGGTTTCAATCAAACCATTTACTAAACGACCACCACTCAAAAACTCTGCCAACTCAGCACCATGACCGGTTGGATAACCATCATATTGTCGGTACATATTGCAAACTGGTTTCTGCACATGATTATATTCTTCATATACAAATGTTAATGACCTAGTACCCATTATACAATCTCACTTTCTTCAATAACCCAACCTTCAGCACGCAACTGAGCACGGCCTTCTGGTGTTTTCTTCATAGCATCAAAAGCATCATGTATGCCATTAATACTTTCAATCAACCAATCACGGTTACGCCATTGTTCTGGTGTTGCAAAACGAGGACGAAAACCATAATAATCTTTATGAAAATCAGAGAAATACGATTGTAATTCTTCAACATTCATATCATCAAAATCACTCATACACCCGCCCATCTAATATGTTTAAATTCACCAGTTAATACATTGCCACGACCAAAGTTACGAGCAGGTGCTTTCCAACTTGCTGACTTTAGAATTTCACCTTGCTTAAACTGTTTGTCATTATCAAGCATAATCCAAGAATGTGAACTGCGTTGACCAATACTAAACTGGCCAATATGCTTCATAATGACATGAGCATATTTACGACCACGCTCATAATAAAACTCTATGAACTGGTTGCCACCTTTACTATCATAATCTGCCTGTAGGTGCGCCACATACTCTTGCAAACCAGTATCTAAATCTTTATAAGCTACCATATAATGATACTCCATCAATGTCATAAAAATCCAAATCTTCATTGAAGCTTGGGTCACGCTTAATCTCTGAAGCAATCCATGCCTCAGCATCTGCATAGACAGTAAAAGCTCGCAATGTCAACCAATTGGTATTACCTGTCATTTCATCAAAACGACCAGAACTCACCACATATACATTACTCATTAATGGCTCCTATTGTTTGCCCAACGGACACCACGATTAAAGGCATCACGCTCAATACGAATTTCTCTGGTATCACGGTCACTGCGTTGATATACATCAAATGCCTTAGCATCACGCTTACGGGTAGAATAACTACCATTAAAACGGGGACCACGAAAACAAACATAATACTTGGTAAAATCAATAAACCTTTTCATTTCTTCATACAAAGCAATTGGTACTGCCTTATAAGTAGAACGAAAATTAGCTGGTGCCTGAAAATTCTCTAATGCTTGGCACATTGCAATTTCTTTTAAACGATAATTCATATTATTACTCATAAT